CTAACTTCTAACAAGACTGCGCTGGAAAATGTTGAAGTGGGTCTGGCTGAAATTCGGGCTGCTCAGGAAGAGCAAACACGAAGTGTTTTTGACGTAGTATTAAAAGAGCCCAAGATTTATCAGCTCCATGGTTATTCTGATCCAGTAACACGTGCGCTGTATCGGTCTCAGACCGAATGGACACGTGCCAAAGGATGGCATCGCAATGGCGAGTCTTATGAGGTTGCAAAAGATGTAGCCAATATGAATGACGCTCTGTATCTGTATGCTATGTTTAAGAGTTTAAACTCAGCTATGAAGGGTGAGCCCACCTCTTATTACAACACTGTAACTGGCATCGATTCTTATAAGCTTTTCAGCTACGAGCTAGCAGAGAAGCCACATCTGAAACGTGCTCTTGATAACTGGCCAGAACACCAGAAAGCTTTATCAACGACTGGCGTTGGTACTGGAGCTGAATTTGTTCCGACTCAATTATCAAATCAGTTGATTGATGACATTCGTTTAGCCTTGAGAGTTGCTGGGTTGTTTCCTAACCTGACAGTGCCTATGGGCGTTGGTACAATGGACGTTCCAAAGCGTGGTGCTCGTCAAGCTGCTTATCTGACAGGTGAGCCAACTACTGATAGCCCTTCTAAGGTAGGAACTGCTACACCTCCTACTGGCAAAGCTTCCTTCAGTATGATCACCCATGCTCTTCGCATGCTGTGGTCCGATGATATCACTGAGGACTCTGCAATTGCTATGTTTCCTCTAGTCCGTGAAGAGCTTATCCAAGCTATCAGCGATGCAGCTGAAACTGCTATCCTGAATGGCGATATTGATTCGACTCATATGGATTCAGATGTCACTGCTGGAACTGATGTTAACAAATCCTATTATGGTCTGCGCTACTTCTCAGGAAACTCTGCTGGAGAAGCTGCTGTAAATATCTCAACTCTGAGTACTGCCAACCTGCGTGCTATTCGCAAAGCAATGGGTCGCTTCGGTGTTAATCCTTCTGACCTTGCTTGGTTGACTGGAATCTCTGGATATGTTCAGATGTTAGGCCTGACTGAAGTTTTAACAATGGACAAGTGGGGTCCAGGATTTACAGCCAAGGCTGGTACACTAGCTATGTTTGATGGCGCTCCTGTTGTCGTGTCTGAGTTTATTCGTCAAGACTTGAATGCCTCTGGTGTTTATGATGGTACCACGATGACCAAAACTGAGATATTGTTAGCCAATACGAAAGCTCACTGGACTGGTGACAAAGCTGGTGGCATGAAGATGGAAACTGCTCGTGATATCGAGTCTCTCCAAAATGTCGCTGTTGCCTCTCGCAGAAATGACTTTGAACGTGTTAATGTTCCTGGGTCTGATGAAGCTTCTGTAGGTATCGGTTACAACTTAACTTCTGGTTGAGTTTTATTAATTGCGTGGGGTGACTTAAAACTCACCCTGCGCTTGTTTTTAGTTTTAATAATAAAACATAAATGAAAATGTAAAAAGGAGTAAGAAAAATGAAACTTGTTAAAGCTTCAAGACCTGGTCCAAGTATCGAGCAACTGCGCACCTATGGTGTACCTGCTCTCGATAATCCCAGTGACGCTGAACAGAGCTTCGCTGCCCTGCTAGAACGTATCATGCTGGGTGCGGGATTGAATTATGTGGTTCAAGTTTTCGATTGTGAAAGCGTGAATGGAATTACTGAAAGCGATAGTGGTGTCTTTGATATCGTTGCTGCTGCTGCTGCTGGTAAAAGGGTTGGCACTAACTGTATGAAGCTCGTTAACACGGCTGCTACGGATGGCAGCCAATATGTACGGCTTGCGTACATAAACGAGTCGGTGCCGATTCCAACAGCTGGGCATTTAGCTCAGATGGATTGGAATGATACCAAATATATTGGCTTCTGGAATCATACTGCCAATGCTGGTGATTATAATGTTGCTGGAGATATGAAAATTGCCCTTGAGTATAATGGTGGTCAAGTATCGACACAACAGAATGTTCCAGCGACTGTAGCGACTGCTCACCAATGGGCTCAATTTGCCTTGAGTGCCTTCCTTGTTTCTTCGGGTGGGGCTGCTATTCCTTTGGATAAAATTGAAGCTGTTCGATTCTATTCAGAGAATGCTGATGTTGGTGATTATGTACAGTATGATGATATCATTCGTTATCTGATTTCAGATGGCGTTGGTCCTGCTTATGGTGCCAGCTTTCCTATCAAGTCTGGAACTACTCTGGTTGAAGGAAACTTGGCCAAGTGGACTATTGACGGACTTATAACTGGTGCTGCTGATCCAGAAACTCTTGGCACTGTATATCTGGGAGCTGCTTCTGCTCTAGGTACAGCGAAGAGAGATGAATGGGGCCAGTTTGTTGGCGCTGTCCGTATTGGTATTGCTCGATTGAATGCTGCTGCGACTGTCGGTGATGCTCTGGAATGGGTAAGTGGAACTGCGAATGCTCTGCTGACCGATGTTACTGGTGCTGCTACTGAAAATGGATTCTGTATTGCGCTCGAAACTGGAGCCGAACAGGGTGATGATATCTTTGTAGCTTATGTAATGTCTGCTGCTTCTGATTAATAACCGATGACGAAGGACACCACGTGGTTCCTTCGGTGACATGGTATGGGTTGGTTTGGTTCTCCTTTCCAGCCCTGCCGTGGTGCCTTTATCATAGCGAAGGATATTGAAAATGACCGATAAGAAAAATCATATTGTAGAATTGAAATGGGTTGGCGGTGATAGCCGAAAAGATATGCAGGTCAAGTACAGAGGTGATGGAAATTATTGCGACATCGATCACCCCCAAACTTGTTTTATCAAAGTCTCAGAAGAGCAAGCATATCAGTTATTGCTCGACATGCCGACTCGTTGGGAAATTCTGAAGGGTGGAGAAGGAGTCAAGGAGATGTTAGAAGAGTATCAAAATCGCATGTCCAACTTCGTTGCCAAGCCTACGATCACGCCCAAACAAACTAAGGAAGATGAC